CTCGCCCGCCGACTTGGTGATCACTTGGTTCATCGGCACCACGCCCTCGACGGTGAGGATCAGCAGGTCGCCGCCGACCTGCTCGTGCGCGTTCATGCCGAGCGGCTTGCCGACGAAGTAGCGGCCTTCTTGGCGCCAATTCGCGCTGTCGCCGGGATTGTTGCCGGTCCAGATCAGCGCCTCGCCCTCGGAGGTCACCACCACCAGCTTGTCGTCGATGCCGTCGCCGGCGTCGATCGACCAGTTGCTCATGAACATGAGGTAGCCGCCGCGCGTCGCCGCGCCGCTCATCGGTATCTTGGTCAGCGCGCCGCCGACCGCGTCGACGCCGAGGTACCAGACGTTCATCGACCGCTTCTCGATGAAGAACAGCCGGTTGCGGTACTTGCAGACGTAGCTCAGGTTGCGGCCGAACTCGACCGGAGAGCCGACCGGCCCGGTGATCGCGCTGGCGCCGTCCGCCGGGACAGCCGGCGGCCGCCGAGGTTGGCCAGCACGGTCGCGGAATAGTTGCCGCTGGTGCGCCCGGTGGCGATCGCCGCCGGCACGCCGGTGGTGACGTCGTAGACCTTGGTCGCCTGCGCCGCGAACATGCGGTGCTGGGTGGTGTCGACGTACTCGAACGACGAGATCACCGGCACGGCGTCGGGCAGCGTGGCGTAGCGCATCGAGCCGCCGCGCAGCTTGACGCCCTTCATGGTAGGAAACCAGTTGTCCGAGACGATCGCGGCGCCGGGGCCGATGTAGGCGTCGTTCTCATGCTGCACGAGCCCGCGGGTCGGGGCCGGCAGGGTCACGGTCTTGAGCGCCTGCGCGTAGTTGCCCGGCACCGGCTGGCGGCGGTAGGCGGCGTGCGCGCTCATGTCGGGACCGGCCACGGATAGCTGTGGCGCATGGTGTGCGAGATCGGGCGGCGGTCGATGATGATCGGCGCGGGCTGGTCGCGCCCCATCGCGTTGGCGAGCGCGTCAGAGTAGCTGCCCATGTCCTCGGCGTAGGGCGAACCCTTCTGCGCCTTCCACTGCCAGACCATGCCCAGCTTGAGCAGTCGCTCGTCGAGCCGGAAGCGATCGGTGTCGGCCATGAAACTGTCGCCGTAGCCGCCGCTGGTCAGCACGACGCAATTCCTGTCGAGGTAGACGAACGTGGCGGTCTGCCCGACGTCGAGCGCGGGCGAGAACACCATGTTGCCGCCGATCATCGTCCACTCGCCGCCGCCGTAGTCGGCCACGTTCGAGATGCGGCGCTGCAGCCACTCGTCGGCGTCGGAGATGAAGATCATCGGCGACTGGGTGTCGGTCGAGCGCCACACGTTGGCGGTGACCGGCATGCGCTTGTAGTTGGCCGGGAGCGGGAAGGCGGTCTGCACGCCGTCGCCGGTAAAGACCTGCGTCGCCTTCAGCGCGGTCCAGTCGCGCGTGTCGTAGGCGATGCGCTGGCCCATCTCGTTGGCGAGCGCGAGCATCTCCTGCATGGTGCGATTGTTGGCGATGCCGCCGAACACGGTCGACGGCACCTGCACGCCGACGGTGGCGCAGACGTCGCGAACCACCGCCAGTATCGTCATGTCAGGCAGCCTTGTCGGGTCGCGCTTCCAGTGCCATGCGCACCAGCGCCTTGCGGTTCAGGTTGCCGATCGGCTCTTGCCCGGTGTGCGCGGTGACGTAGTCGCGGATCTGGTCGGTGGTCATCTCCTTGAACTGGCCCTCGCCGCCGGACTTCTTCAGCGCCTCGTTGTCCTCCTCGAGCACGGCGTTGCGCGCGCGCAGCGCCTCCAGCTCCTGCGCCAGCTGCGTGTTCGGCGCGTTGCTCTTGCTCTGCTCGATGTAGTCGGCGGCTTGGTTCTTGAAGTCGCGGCCGTGCGGCCCGAGGTTCTTCAGCTCCTGACCGTCGATGATGGCGAGCTGCTCGACCGTGTAGATGTTCTGCGCGCGCAGCTCGGCGCGCTTGCCTTCGGACAGGAACGGCGCGTGGTCGAGCGGCGTGCCGGTCTTGGTCTGCTGCATCTGCGCCTTGAACTGGGCGTATTGGCGCGGGAAGCGTTCGATATAGGTGCGCGAAGTCTGCTCGCCGGTGAACGGGTTGACCTCCCAGTGCGAGTGGGAGGCTGCCGGGTAGGGCGTCCAGTTGCGCGAGCCGGGCACGCGCACCTCGACCACCTCGATGTCCTCGTAGATCGGCCGGCCCTCGGCCGAGCTGCGCGCCTCGTTCTTCAGCGCCATGTTGCGGAAGGTCGCCACCAGCGCGTCGTCGGGGTGGCGGAATTGGCTCGTCTGCATCCGTAGCTCCAGTGTTTCACGTGAATTGGGCGGAGCCGCCGACCGACAGGCTCGTCACTGAACGGCCGACGGCTCCGGGTGTCGGAGCGCAGGCGAGGGAAGGATCAGGGGGTTCGCCCGCGCCCCAATTGCGGTCATGGCACGGGCGCACGCCCGTGGTTAGCGTGGAAGTCGAGAGCCTTTTCTGCGGCCTTGCGGGCGGCAGCGGCCTCCTCTTTAGTGGCGTAAACTCCAAGATGTCTGACCTGCCCGCGGGCCATGATCTGGGCAATCCAGCGGTCGCCGCGAGAAGTAACCCCGGTAACTCCTGATGAATTGTCGGCCCTGCGCGGTACGTTGCGATTGTTGATTGCTCTGTTTGCTGCGCGTAGATTTTTCCACGCGTTATTAGTTGGGTTACCGTCGATGTGATCAATCTCCGGCGGCTCATCTCCGGTCTTGAGTTTCCAGATGACACGGTGAGCGTAGTAGTTTTGCTTTTGGTAGATTCCGCGCAGATGCCCGTTGCATAGGGTGGTGAACGCCTCCTTGTCAGCGAAACGAATGTTCCACGACTTGCACGCGCCATCGGTCGTGAACCGCGGCCTAGGGCGTCTCTTCCAGAACAACTTTCCCGTTTCACCATCATAGCGGAACAGCTTCTCAAGCTCGTCTTGCGGTGGCAGCGGCGTCTCTTTTGACCTCGTCATCCTATCCTCCTCTTGCCTGTCGAGGCCGAAGAGGATAGGATGTTTCTAGGTCAGATGCTACGAGGCTGGAACACTGTCGTATAAGCGCCAGTTAAATAGCGGGTTAACCATCGTCAGTTCCCCCATCCATCCGATGAACTGGGCGATAGCGTCCTTATCTATTGGCATTTGTCCTTCGCCCTCGAACAGCTTGTCGAAGTTGCGCGAGGGGTGATACCGGAGCCGGAAGGTGTCGGTGTTCAGCCCGAACGTCGTGTTGGCCGGCATGTTCGAGCCGATGCCGCCGTCGAGCACGATCTCGGCGCGCTTGCCGCCGCCGATATACTCCAGCGCCGTGAAGCCGAGCTTGCCGAGACTGGTTTCGCCCTGCTGGCGCTGGATCGCGACCGTGGCCGCATCATAGGCGGCGTAGTGTTCCGGGCTCATGATCAGCAGGTCCGCGTAGTTGCGGTTGCGGCTCTGCTTGGTCATCACCGCGTTGAGCAGCGGCCTGACCGTGGTGGCGTTGACCTGCGTTCCGATCGCGGCGGAGTAGGTGTGCGCGTCGTAGGTCTTGGTCTGCCAGATCGTGGCGAGGGAACGGTCGATGCCGCCGTAGGTGCCGGTGGTCGGCACGATCGGCACCGCGGTGGCCAGCCCGGTGATCTGCTTGCCGCCGTTGGCGGTGCCGTCGCCGTACAGCCCTGCGTCCATCGCATCTTCCAGCGCCCGCTCGGCCGCCTCCATGTAGGCGTCGAGCATGTCCTCGAGCTGGTTCTCACCTTGGTTGTTAAGGATCTCCTGCATGCTCAGGACGATCGGCACGACCACCATCTTCGGGTCGAAAAAGGCGTCGTTGAACAGGTCGATCGCGGGGTTGAGCAGCTGGTCGTAGCCGGAATACCACTGCGCGACCTGCTTGCCGATCTGCAGCGTCTGGCGGATGCGCGGGCCGGAGTAGGTCTGCCACAGCCCCTTGCGGCGCATGACCGCGAGGAGGGCGTTGTTGTTGGACACGAGGTCCTCGTATGACGACGAGCGGTCCTCGACCGCCATCGACAGGATCTGCTGGTAAGCAGCATTGGTGGTGACGTTGGGCATCAGAGTGCTCCCGAGGGTTCAAAGGATCAGAGCGAGCCGCTCGCGCGCTTGATGGCGCTGGCGATCGCCTCGCGGCGGCCGACGGGTCGTTGCGGGCGTCCGGTCCCATTGGTGGGTCCTGCGGGTGCGCCGCTGATAGACTTGCCGG